GTCATCGGGCCGTCTAGCCGGGCCTCATTGATGCCATCGATCATCCCTTCCCAGATCTCGCCGGCAGTGTCTCTGGCGCTTGCTTCAACCTTTTTCCTGGCGGCCTTGGCCGCGCCGAAGTGCCCCATGACGCCCCCCAGAATGCCGCCAACAACAGCGCCGACAATAGCGCCCCCTGGGCCGATCATCTTGCCGAGAGCGGCACCGGCACCAGCGCCAGTGACCATTCCACCTCCCACAGTTTTGGATTTTAACGCAGCACCACCAAGGCCAACAGCGGCACCCAGCAGGGGATTGATCATGGCGATTGAGGAACCAAGGTTCATTGCCCCTTGGGCCTCTTCACCCATGAAGCCAGCCGCCATCCCCATGCCCATACCAGCACCCATGCGCATGCCAAAGCCTGATTTGCTTCCAAACCTCCGTTGCATCGCTTTGCCTCGGGCAGTGCCAGCACCCAACCCTCGCATCATCTTGGTTCTGCGCTTTTGGTAAGCCGTTTGGGGGCCTACGGGTCCACCCTTGATCGGAGTGGTCCACATCATCTTTTCTCGCTGGAACGCCGCCTTGAGATTGCCCCTCAACGCCTGTCGGCCTGCCTTGCCGCGTACAGCGCTCCCAAGACTCTGACCCGCACTCGGACCGTAAAACGGGTTTACCTCCTTTGTGCCATCGGGCAGCGTTATGGTCGGTTTGGCGCTTACCATCATCTTGAGTTGTTTCGGAGTCATCTGGTTGAAGTCCATCTGCCCCTCGCCACCCACTCCTTTGCCATAAGCGCCGCCAAGGTAATTGCTAAGTCCGCCGGCCCGTGAGCGACTCGTCGAGGCGGCGGCCGGTCCAACGGGCGACAGCCCTAGCGACGCCATTCCCACCTTATTCGAGACCATGTTCCCAGCACCGAACCCCTTGTCGAGGCGATGCCATCGCATCGTGCTCTCGTTGAACTTATATGGCGTGGCGGTTTGCTGGGCGAGCATAGAACCCGCGGGGATACGGCGTTTCACGATCCCGCCGCTAGTCCTGCCGGTAGCACCTGCTGCCATACCAGCCGTCGCAACTGCTCCGGCTCCGGGGGCATATGCGATCTGCCCAGGGACACCCTTACGACCACCGACGATCCCACCTGCGGATGCACCGTTAACGTTGACAGTTGCGGCACTCACAGTCATGGTGTTGAGGTTTTTGAGATCCATTCCCTTTTCACTCCATGTCCCCTTCGTCCCCCTCATCGCCTTAAACCCCTGCACCATCGCCATCATCATAAAAGCGGAACCGAATCCCCCGGAACCACCAGAACCCCCAGCATTCCCACCCACCGCGTTCACGGTATTGCCTACTGCCTTGACAACACCGCCAATCCCCTTCGTTACGCTGGTAAACAAATCAACCAACTGGGTTACACCATCGATAAGTTTGTTGATAAACGGCATGGCATCTTGGAACATTTCCGTCCATGCCGTTTTAAAACCAAGCAATGCTGTGAGAAGATCCCCGATCGCAGTGCCATGCGCCAAGAAATCCTTCTTCGAATCGATCAAGAAGATTCTCAGGCTCTCAAATGAACTGCTGAGATAATCACCCACCGGGCGAAGAATGTTCATGAACATGTCTTCAAGAGTCTTGGCAGCAAAAAGCAACGGAGCAAGCGAAGACGTGACCTTCTTCCACCCATCTGTGAATCGATCCCACCAATCTGCTATCCGCCCGAACATGCCCTCTGCCATAGGCAGCCACTTGTCGACAAGTTTGACCATGTTTTTTTCGATTTTCTCCATGGCCCCCACCATGCCGCTAAGAAGTCCACCCTTCCCAAACTTGATGACATCGCCGCGAATCCTGAACATCAGGCGTCGGAAAATAATCGTCATCTCCTCAAGAGACCCTTTTACGTCCCCGAGAAAAGCATCACCAATGTCGGCAAAGTCGGTACGAATAATGGTGAAGGCAGCCTTGAAGCGGCTGACTAGTGTTCCAGAAACCGCATCCCATTGACCCTCAACGCCAGCAATCTCAGATACAAGGCCAGTTCGGATTGCGTTCTTTACCTGTTCGACCGATTTAATACCCCGCTTCCGCATTTCCGTATAGGTGTCCTCCCCGATTTTCCCCAGACCCTTGAAGGATTTTGAAATATCCGAGAGGTTCACATCGGGGTCGGTCAGAATGCCGACAATTTCACCGATCCATTTCGCAGCCGATTCGAGCGGCTGACCCGCAGAAGCAATGTCCAACAAGCCCTTGGTCAGTTGCTTATTGAAGGTGCCTCGCTGGCTAGCGCCGGCAAAGATGGTGTTCATATTTTCAATACCCAGGGCAGCCATCGTGACATCCGTGGCCATACCACGCATCTCAGAACGAACAGCAGAGATCCCGTTCTTAAGGTCTTTGTAGTTCTTCTGTACGCCCTTGTAGGAGAACATGGCGGCCTGCTGTTCGCGAATAGCCGCAGAAAGAACTGCCAAGGCAGCCGCAGCGCCTGTTGCAGCAGCGGCAACCATTTTGATGGCGCCGTGATACCCCTTCATTAACCATCGGCCGATTTTGAACAGGGCGTGAACGGCAATCATTGAAGCCGCTACCGCAGCGAACTCAACGACCATGAACTTGGTTGCAACACCAAGCGTTTTAACGATTAGCGTGCCGAACCCTTTGACCAACTTGTCCCAGTCAGTCATGATCCGTTCAAACCGTTCAGTGGTTTGATTCATGATCCGGCTAAACTTCTTAGAAGAAGCGCCGAGACTGGCCATGTTGTTGTCGGCCGTTTTTGCCGCAACAGCAATTCTTAGTAGTTTACGTTCAGCCTTATTTAGTTCTCGCTCACCGCGCAGATGGGCTCTTACTACAAGATTTACATCGGCCATATGCGCTCCAGCGAGGACTCAGAGCCGGTTATACGCTAGGAGTTACGCTCCCTTTCGCGCTCTTGTTTTTCCCGGTCATCTTGTATAACTTTAGCACAGGCCAGCAGAATCGCCCATTCGAAGTCGTCACATTTAAGGAGTTCTATGGGGCTTGTGGAGAACGGTTCCGACAGTCGCGCAGCCGACTTTATATACGAATCTTCGACTAAGAGATCGAAGATTCGTTCATAGGGTCCACCGTGTCAACAACGTCAGAGAACCCTGCAGCCTCCAGCACAGCCAGAGCCGCCGATTCCACATGAGGGTCGTTCCCGAAGAAGTTACGAACAGCGTCAGGCACGGGACGGCCAGCACTTGTCATCTTGAGAACCGCATCAGAAGCGAAGTTCATGGGGTAGCCATTCTCGTCCATGACCTCTTCGCCCTGCATTTCAATGCCAACGGTCGTATGTCCAACGACGTAACAAGCAAACTTCGTAGGATCCAGCCCGTTCTTGGTTTCCTCGCCAGCCTGCTTGCGCCAATTGCGCATCTTCGACTGGTTAATGTTGGGGCTGATACGAAGCATCACTTCTTCACGCTCAGGGACCTCAAGCAATACGATGGGTCGTTCAACTTCCTTGGAGATGGTTTCTTTGAGACGTTCAAGGATGTTGGGCTCCGCAACGTCTTCCACCTTGGGGGCGGAGGTGGCAGCCTTCTTCGTCGAAGGCTTTTCCTCAGGAGATTCGTCGGTGTATAGTTCTGTGCTCATGGGCCAGAAACTAGCACACCGGCAACCTGATCACTGCAACTCCCGATGATCGGGAAGATCTAGGCTAGACCCAACTCAGAAATAACATTCTGACAGGCGAAGGTTAGCGAGAAGGTTGCTGGCGCTCCGGAAGAAGCATCACCTTCTGGCTCAGTAATGCCCACCAGTAGGGCATTAGAGTAGACTCGGTCAGTTCCGGTAACTTGGATGTCGCAGTCTGTTAGGAACACGGTGAGGGTGTAGTAGACCCGTCCAACCTTGCCCCTGAGGTTTGCCAACTTCACGGCAACACCGGCGCCACCAGCCTCTGAACTCTGCTCGTTGTAGTCGTCCATGTGGGCTGTGACGGTAATGTCACCGATTTCGTAGGGAGCGCATAGTACCTCCGGGAACGCTGCCCCACCAGCGTAGACCTTCTCTACGGCTGCAGTGATTTCGCCACCAGACACCTGAGCGAACTTGAACTCACCCCATGAAGGGGATACTGTATCCTCGGGCGTGATCGTGGCAACGATCTGGCGCTGTGAGAGTTTATGTGGTTTGCCAGGATCATGTGGCATTTAAGTACCTCCGTCTACACCACTGAAGTGGTGAGGTTGCTCTTGACGATGTCGACATTGATCTGGTCGCCGACACTAGACACTCGAACGCCGATCTTTGCTTTGATAAGCCCATCCGCCAACTGGGTGGCAGGGTTCAGACCCTTGTCGCATTTGACGGTATAGCCCAGGTCGATTTGCTTGCCGACTGCATCGAAGGCCTCGTACAACGCTCCCGAGATGCGCCGTGGCTCGAGAATGGCAATCAGTCGCGCTTTCACGGAGGCGAAGATGTTGCCGCGACCATCGATGACGCTGAAGATCAACTCTTCCAGAGACCTGTTGGCCTCGTACACGACCCCGTTGATTGTGTCCTGGGCCGTGATGTAGCGGAAGTTCGCTGTGTCGTTTGACAGGGAGCGTGCGCCGTAAACCCGGACGGCTCCGTCGATGACTCGAATGGCGTTGACGTTGTCATAGTCCAGCGCGTTGCCGACCGTCGAGTTGGCTTCACTTTCGAGTGAAGCAACCCATCGGGCAACAGAGATGGTGCCCGCACCTGGCTGATGGGAGCCTTTGCCGTTGTGGGCGCGTGCCCGAGCGGCGGCGACATACCCATCCGGTGGGATCTTACGAGTCACACCGGTAAGAGAAGTCGGAACGTTGATCCAAGGCCAGTAGAGCGCACCGTGTTCGGTGTTGGATTCGTTGGTTCGGATCGTGGTTCCCAGCGTTTCAGCCTGAGCAGCAGTCTGTGCCGCTGCCGTGTGGAGGATGGCGATCCGGTTGTGAGAGTTAGCGTGATCGAGCAGGCCCTGGTATACGGCCTGAACCTCTGATTCCGGACAAGCCACCGCACCGACCCCGTAGGCGTCGTTGAAGTTTACTAGGCCGGTGACATAGTGCGCGGAGGTTATGTTGGAGCGATCGTCGTCGCCTGCAGCAAGGCTCTGGGGATTGGAGTAGGTGTCCACCAATCCGCCACCCTCATCCGTCACGGTGACGTAGTAGGAGGCAGCAGCGCTGCTGGAGAACTTGCTGACGATCTGATCGCTAGCCGTAGTGTCCGTGGCCACGAAGACCGTTACGCCGCTGAGAGTGAGAGTGACGGTCTTGCTGTTGGCAATACTGCCTACGGCAGTGGTAACTGCCAGACCGGAACTCCATGCACCGGGACCGTTGGCAGTGAATGTGACCGTGTCGTTGCTTCCGTCGGTCAGGGTTACAAACCCAGTAGTGGCCGACGGGCCGGCAACGCGACTAATCCAGCACTGCGTGCCACCCTCTTCAAAGAAGGTTTCCACAGTCGGGTGGAGATACGAATAGGACTGGTACTGACCGAAGACAGACTCAAAGTCCACAAGGCTGCCACAAAGAACGGCCTCGTTTGTCGGACCTCGGTCGGCGAGTCCACAAAAGAAAGCCTGTGAAGAGGGCCGAATAGTGTTCCCGATCGGACCACTTCGAACCGCAGTTGAAATCGTTACACCAGGCATATGAACCGTCCCGTTGGTATTCGTCTATTATTGTACGACGACCCTATGGGGTCTCCGTGCAACTACTACCCATAAGATTACCACTATGAAGCCACCGAAGAGTCGTACTTCGAAAGTCCATGCTTAATCTGACTTCTCTTCTGGGATATCACCGACGCCGCTTTTCGTGTCGGGCTTCTTTGCCTCTTTCTCACGAGGCTTTTTTCTATCAGGGGCAGGGGCTGAACAGAGAGCAACAGTTCCATTGTCAATAAGGGCCTGAGTGGTTTTATCTACTGATGACATCCCACCGCAGGTCTTGCTAGGCAGAACATGACCTTCGTCAGTGATCGTCAAATTGGTCATAGAGTTGTTGCGCACCCATGCCATTCCACCAGGATCACTGAGGTGGGACGCATGGTCTGAATGCTTGAAAGTTTTATCTGCCATGATGAGATTGTACCTTATCAGTCGCTTACAGGATGCCCGAGAGCATCATACTTCCTCTTGACTACCACATGATTACGTTCGATCACTTCCGCAACTCTCGGATAGTCGGGAGAACATAACGTCAGCGACAAGATGGGAGCCCTGTGTCCATATTCGCAAGTCGTTAATATGTATCCACTGTTGTTGTGGATCACCACCGCATTGGCACGGTCATAGTTGAAAGCATCGGGATCGAGAACGCTGTTCAATTCCTTGCATACGCAGTCGGTTTCGACAATGGGCATCATTCGGAAGCACCACCTTGAGCCAGGATAGTTGCGAGTGCGATGTCCTCGCCGACACCAACATTCTTAACCCCGAAGGAAACCCCGTCATCATCAACCTGTCCGTAGGCCTTGCGCATCACGATTTCATCGAGGGAAAGTTCATAACCCAAGTAAGCACCAGCCAAGAATCGTTCACCCTTGAGAGGGGTGAGATCAGAGAACTCTTCCCTCATGCTTGACTCGTCGATCTCAGCCCGAAAAGTTCTAGTTTGCTCGCTGGAGAGGTTCCCGGCCTGAGCCTTCAGGCTCGGATAATCCAGCAGGGCGGAACGTACAACAGTGGTAAGCCGGTCACGTTGGAGCGTCGCGGCTTCCGAATTGCTGGCCCGACACCAAATGTAGGTTCTCATATTGTAGGACACCCGATATTCGGGGTCCGCAGCATAGTGCAGGGCACTGTGTCCACCTGCGTAACCAATGCGCTCTAAGTTGTTTGTCGTAAGAACAACCGTGATGACGGTGGGCCATTTGTCCAACGCAACAGGTTCATGGCTGAGGTACTTGACGGGAATAGGAAGTTCTGCGTCCGTGAGCCCTCCCCATGCGTTCCTGTAGTCGATTATGCGTGTGGACAAATCTCCCTCCAGATAGGTGGTGGCATATTGCTTTGCAGAATGCGCACCTTGCATTACCTCATGTTTGGGGAGTGCCATTAGAACGCATCTCCGTCGTCGTCGCCTTTGAGGTATTCCCTCATCATCTTGCCCCAACGCTTATTCGCACCCGCCGGCTCGAAGATGATTTCACGTTTGGCCATATTCTCTGTTCCGTACTGATGAAACTTCGCTACTCGAATGTTCTTTAGACTGAACTCAGCCTTGTGACGGTCAATGTCGACTTCTACCCCACGCAGGGTGGAGATGGCTTTGAACAGTTCTCCGGTCTGTATGAGTGGTGGTGCTCCCGGGTAATGGGCAGCCTTCCAAGATGCATATTCCGCATCCAGCGGCTTCCATCCCCCTACCGCAAGACCATTGGACATGAAATTGCCAGTCCAGGCCTTCTGCAACTCGTCGCGAATTTCCTCGAGAGGAGGTTTGAAGTTCTTACCCCGTCGCTGTATGTCGTCGAGTTTGTTTTGAGCCTCGTCATCGTCGTAATCGACATCAATATCAATACGCATTACGAGACCCTTACGCGTCGATACCTCTTGATGGCGAGCAGTTCCTTTTCCATAAAGCCGATTTCCGCCAAAGTGGTTTCTCTTGGATCGAGGTCTTTGATGCCGACAACGTCGTCGTGCATGTTCTGCATCTCCCGAGCCGCCGCACGCAAAATCATCAACTTGAACATTGGGATATTCGCACCGGTCAAACCTGCCGTGTAGGTAACCGTGACCTTGTCGTTAGCGACACTCCCATAGACATCGATTCCATACCGACGCACGATGTAATTCGTGTATTCCGTCAAAGTATCCGTGGTGGCGGAAGCCGACGCACCCCTGCGCGTCACACTCGTTACGGTAACAACTGGACTGTTCCTGAGGTACACCGTCTCGGGTGGATCAGTGAAGGTCTGGATAGTGGGCCAGGCGCCAGAGGAAGTATCCGAAGAGTCGTGATTGTAAAAGAAGGAGCCCATAGGCACCCCTACATGGTCGGATCCCATCACATGCACCTCATCGGTATATGTGTTGACTTCAACCGGACGCCCCAAATAGGTTTCCATTTCGGATTGGAGACCCGCCAAAATTGTGTCAGCCGAATCCTCTTGTAGAGGAGTCAGGGTGATGTCCATGTATTTGACGATGTCGGCTTTGGTTACTAATGCCATGCGCTCTTACCGCCTTTACAGGCGAGCCACTACGGCCGGGTCGCCCGGGTTCGACCAGTCCTTGCGTTCTGCCACATCTCGCGCGTGATATCCCTCACGCTCTCAGATCTACGTCCTGACGTTCGCCGCCTCAGGGCCGCACTTCCCAGACGACGAACTTTGCCCGTCCGCAATTTAAACCTGTCGGCCCAGCCGACCTGGATCCAGTGACTCTGCAACGGCAGCCACAGAGAAAGCAGTCTGAAACCAAAGAATATGCCGAACTTCATGAAGACTCCTACAGGATTCGAATCTATGTAGAGTCTACCATTCACTACCTGTCGGGATTGGGCGGCTTCTCTATAGCAACCTTCTGGCGTATCGCACTGTCGCTATCAGTTGTCCCCGGTGGAGCCTCTATTGGAACCCACGCCCGGGAATAATTGTGGCTAGCAACCTTTCGATGTTTGATGATTGAGCCATCCAACATCAATTCGAGTTCGTCGAATTTCATACTGAACAAATCGTTGTATTCAGTATCGGTCATACGCATGACGCGCTTGAGCGTCTTGACTAACTTGGACAACTTATGAGCAACCATCGCTCCACGTCCTCGATTGATTTGGATGTGCAGGATCATCGCCTCCGTATCATCGCAATCAATCCACGTCACCGGGACCTTTCCCTCGCACGCTTCATTGATGGATGCGTTGTCCAGCACGATACGCAGACGCTGTCCGCCGTCGATGATGTTGGCCCCCTCCCGTTGCACCACTAGGGGCGCCAGAATCCCATGCTCGGCAATGGATCGAGCCAGAACTAGCAGGTCGGGCCTCAGAATGTAGGTGGCACCCCAATCGGGGATGTTGAGAGATTCGCCCTCAACCAGTTCAATCTCCATCCGTCATCTCCTTCATTCGGAGCGTGTGCGCTCGAGTCTTTGGCCCAACTGGCGACACCGATCTGGCGCTGCCGATTTCCTTCAGCAGCAAATGACGCAATAGGTTTTCGAATGGATACGAATACGGATCGCGAGCATGCTTGCGACGAAACTCTGCGGTCAGCGCCATAGCCCGTTTGGTGTTACCGGGTCCCATCATGTAAGTGTCGATGAACTCAGAGACGCCATCCCAGCCGCCCTCCGAATAGATGGCGATGAATTTCTCAACGTCGACATCTTTCCACCATCGTCGCTGGGCGTCTATCTGAGGGAAGCATTCACAGAGGCGGTCAAAGAACTCTGGTTCTGTTGCTACCAAATCGCCGATTCGTCGGATGGCGACTGCATGCAGTGGAACTCCGACCCTCGTATTGGAGCCAGTCGCTACCGCTCGGTCGTAGTACTCACAGTAGGGAGCGTTGTGTTCTTCTGAAATGAACCTGAACACGTCGTTGACATTCCAGTCGTAAATGATTTTGGCCAACTTGAGGGGAACGCTCTTGCTCAACTTGTACGGATTGTTGATGTAGTTCTCGTGCAACTTCTGGACAACCGACCGGTAGCGGATCATGGACTCGGAAGCCCTGACTCCAGTAATGAACGCAACCTGACCGGCCTTGCCCTGCATCGTGTATTCGTCCATGGATTTGGTTAAGGGTTCGGAGTGATCCAACCCGAAATGAAATGCGGTGATAGCCCACTCGGGTATGGGGCGTACAAGTTTTCCTTCTTTTGCTCGCTCCTCATCCCAGATGATCAAAGATTGCCGTCTGCCCAGTACCCAAATCTCTGCACCAACAGGCAGGCAGTACCACTCCATGTCCACCCAGTCGAATTGGCGAACCGTGTTGACGTACTCCTCAACAAGCGGGCTGACCATCTCTTCGTCACGAAAAATGACTTTTACCGGGCCTAGACCACGTTCCTCATGGATTTCCTTGGCCAGGTATAAGGCCGCCGTGCTGTCCTTGCCCCCGGAGAACTGAACACAGACAGTGTCAAACGTGTCGTAAACGTGCCGGATTCTTTGTCGGGCCGCCTCGACACACGAGATGTCGAGGAACATTCTCTGACGGCTCATGGTTCTGAATGAGAATCAATAAACGAAAGAATCTTTTGTCCCGTGGTGGCTCCGTCGTAACCTGGATTGTTTCGGAGCCACCGAACAAAGTCGTACCATCGCTTCTGTTGATCGGGGTCGTCAAAGACGATCGTGTATTGGACTACAGCGCGAGGGGCAGCGCCCGGAACCAATGCCGTGCTGCCTTGAACTGCGACATCACCATGGTCCATTGAATCGTCAGCGACGATCTGTCGTTCTCCGTCCTCGCCCTCCCGAACCATTCCCGCCAACATCTCGGCTGCAGCCCCAACCACTTCTGTGAGTGCCGGAGTAATGAAACCGACCTCATCGCCATTGTCGGACTTGCCTTTCTTGGACTGCTCTTCGTAGTAGGCGATCTCAAAGTCGTCCCACTTGAGGCTTTCCATCAGATCGCTATATTCATCGACGATCTCAATGATCATGTCGGACGCCTGAACCGGGTCCGTGTATCCCAACTCCACAGTCCGGTTGTCTGCGAGGGCAAATGCAACCGCCCGCTTGTCGTCCGCGCTAATCGGCACAGCAGCGATGTGCGTCCATCCGAGACGCTTAACTGCCTCAACCTGGTGATTGCCGGCGACGACGGTCGACGTGCCATCGTCATTCGGTCTCACCACAATCGGTTTGACTTGACCAAACTCCTCATAAGAGGCCATGATCGCTGGGACATTGCCAACTCGTGGGTTGTATTCCAGCGGAGCAAGAGAATCCAGAGGAACCAGCAGGTCGTTCAGTGCTTCGTTTACGTTGTGTTTCATCACGGGCCTACTTGAAATCTTACGTTGGCGTTGAGTGTTCGCATGGCGTCAATCGAGGTTCGCAACGACAGCAACTTCTCACGCTTCGCCTTGACGAGAGCCTCGGCACACTTGAAATCAAACTGCGTGTCTGCCAACTTGTAATCGGCCCAAGACTCCCGCTCTTTGATCGACCCCTTGGCAGACAGGTACTCCTTAGCCCAACTCCCCTTGTATCGCGACTCTTTCTTCGCGGCGTCTTCCGCCAACTGCTCGAAGGCTTCGGTCTCGCTCTCCAACGATTCGATCAGGTACATGAGTTGATGCTCAATGTCGACCTGACTAATCGGTTGTGATCGGTTCACCGTTCTCCGCTCCCGCCATCATCAGCAATGGCTCCCAATCGACATTGTCAAGAGCCTTGAGATTCTCAGCGGGCCACTCATACTCACTCTGCCCCAATCGCTGCAGGCCCATCTCGCGAAGCACCCACGCGTCAATGCGATCCTCAATACCCTTGCCCGACCAGGATCTCTGAGTTCTGAACGACACCGCTGAAATAACCTCAGCCTTGCCGGAGTTCCCACGCCCGGTAGCAAACTTGGCCCGTGAGGTGGGGGGCACGATTACGAAGGGAATCCATGCTTCGTCAAACGCCACCTTCAACACCCCACCCAGTTCCCCAAGGGAATGCGCTCGGGTGCGCGAACCATAAGAGTAGCCTTCCATGATGACACATTTGATATTTTCTTCCAAACATGCTCCCAAGACATAATTACGAATATCTGTTAGTCGTGCCGTTTCTTCCTCATATGAGTGGAATGCAACACAGGAATTATCTCCGGTGCATACTCCTGTCGAAGTAAGTGATGGGTCGAGACCAAGAATGTTCATTTCATCCAACCCTGTTTAGCGAGGCCCAGGTGGAAGGCGAGTTGCGGGTGTTCCCCAATACGCCGATGACACTGACGACACACCGCCATGCAGTTTGACTCATCTGTAATAGATCCCCCCTGAGAGCGACGCTTCAACTCGTGGATGTCGACGCTGCCGTTGCGGATGTAGGAGCCAACACCATCATGTTCTGCGAAAATCGGACAGGCTTCACAATAAGGGCGCTCTTCCAGCATCCGCTTGACCAGTTTGCGACGCTCAACATATTGACGCTGCTTCTTCTTACTACGATTACGCACGCTTGAAGCCTACTCTCATCAAAGAGACAGCGGGTCCACCCTGTCAAAGTCCCAACGGTTGTCAAGAGTGGCCCATAGGGCTCGATCGATTGCGGTATCTTCCAGGTCATAGTCGTTGAGCATGTTCCTGTGCATGATGATTGCCCGGCGGTAGAACTCAACCGTTTCCCACGGATTCTCATCAATTGGCTGACCCGTTTTAAGCATGCTTTCCACTTGACTCAAGCGGCGCTCAACATGCAGGCGAAACCGTTGGACTTTGGTTTCGCGCATGTCGTAGGCTCGTGCGGCTTCGTCCGCTAAACGCTTACCGGCCCGCCCCATGCCCTCGTACCTGACCGCATCGGCCTGAGCATCTATTTGGATGTTCTCGATTTGATCTTCGAGATTGTCCAGAAGGGACAAGAGCCCCCTCTTCCAACGATCCCAATTCTCTTCGAGCATCAACTCTTTTCTTTGCTGCGCGGTAACGCGATTCTTCACGTCGTCCGCAACTAATCGGGCAAAGAATTCGTCGGGCATCATGGTTCCTGTTTCTCCGGCTAGTTGACCCATAGTGGACAAATTCCTTTGTAACTGCACCAGCCACACAAAACAGACTTTTGTGCAGGAAAATCTCCTGTAGCACATGCTTTATCTATGTCGTCTTTTACGTCTCTCACATACACACTTGTGTTAATAAGAACTTCTTCACTAAAGGGAACTTCGAACTTAACTCCGTCTTTCAGGTAAAGCAGTTCTAGACTGGTGGTGCGTCCGATGCTCAAAGTGTCTACTAGCGTTCCATAGATGCGTAGTTGTAGAAATCGATCATCGACGTATTCTTTTCGTGGAACCTTGCCGGTCTTGTAGTCGGAAATGACAACTCCACCGTCTTCACTCATGGTGAAACGATCGATGAACCCTTTAAGTCTTACTCCAGACACTTCCCCATTGAGTTCGAACTCCAGGCCGTCAGGTTCTATGTCTTCTGGATTCTCGATCTTCCACAGGTTCTCGATACACCACCAAGCCTTCCAGCGGAACATCCGATACTCCTCAGCATCGGGAACGAGGGGCTTGACCCTCCGCTCCCAATTGCCCCTGTCCCATACTTCCCGGGCCAAGGACTGAGCCTGAGCCTGAGAGCGTTCTTCGGGAGGCAGGCCGTAGAGTTCTTCAAGGACATCGTGAACGAAATTTCCCATCAACGCCTCCTTGCCGGAGGGATCGGGAATCTTGTCAATCTTGTTGTATTTCCATTTGAGGGGGCACTGGCGGAAGGTCCCCATTGACGAGGGCGACAGGTGCGGGGGCGACGTGGCTGTCATGTCAGATTTCTTCCGTACTTAAGGCATCCATTTGTATTCATCCCTATTTAGATTTGGCTTCTTCCTTTTCTTTCCTGTATCGCTCGGCCTCTTCTTCCCTGTGTTGAAGAAGTTCCTTGCGAGTAAACGTGTCGTACTGTTGCTTCATGATGCTGCCCATTATTTAACGCGATCCACTTTCGGGTCGATGGCGGTGCCGCAGACATTACAGGACGCGTCGTACCGTTCCGCGGATCTACCGTCCATGTAGTGGCGGACGCACGACGGACATCGGTACATGGAATTCTTCGGCCACTTCACGGCCGGCTCACTCATTTACGGATTCGGCACCAAAGGAGATGGCGACGCACTTCTCGACTAGGGCCGTCAGGTCCTCGACACTACCCATGGCTTCGGGCTTTGGCTTGGGGCGTTCTCCTGCATGCTCTTTCCAGAACACCGCCACCTCTTCCTTCTGCGTCTTGTCGAACTTCTCGATCAGGCTGGTGAAGTTGTCATACAACTGCTTCACTTCCGGATACTGCGCCTCATGGGCCTCATGGGCGAGGGCTTCCTCAGAGCGGTAGAGGTACAAACCCACGCCGATCATGGAAGCAGCCTTCTTCAAGGCGTCGGAAACCGCGATCTTGTGATCATTGCCCAAATCGAGCAGGTCCCCGTCCCTCTTTGTCTTGACCTCTGAACCGCCGTATGCGTCCCTTTGAAGCGGCTTGTCATTGATGTACGCCGACAGGCGGACATGGGCGATGATGTTGTCGCCCCCCTCAAGGCTGCGTTCGCAGGAGATGACCTCGAAGGTCCAGTTCTCGACTCCAAGAACGTCATTGAGGCGTGCAATAACCTCGTTGACCGATACAAATCTGAATGCCACTCCCCCCTTGTTCAGGGTGCCCTCCAGTTCTGCGGGGAACGGTGTGGATAGTTGCTTTAGCAGATTCTTGCTGCCGATGTGATCAGTCATTTAGCGTCGCCTCTTCTCACGATTATGCTTATCTTGCTTTCGGACCCTGCACAGTAATTGTCTGGGTTCAATCCGATCTTGTTCAGTTCCCCCACCCGCCAGTAGGACGGCTGAACGTAGTCCAAGATCCTCAACGCCATTTCGGCGGGGGTCATCACAACCTCACCCGTGTCCATGTCTACGGATGACTGTTCGATGCGGTCGATCACGTCTCGGGTAAGATCCTTGTGCTGCCATCCCGAACGGCTGGAGGACATCTTGCGCTCGACCGTGGCCATGTCTCGCAGACTCAGAATCTGGTTCCCGTCCATTTGGCTACCGAGCCAGGTGGACAAGCCATCATAGAGAAAGCCCATGTCCCGTTTAGCCAAGTTCAGTTCGAGCAGCAGGTCGGCTGACTCCTCGACCGAATGATCGTTTTTCGTATACTCGGCCAACTTGGCATCCAGATCCGCGATCTCTTGCCGTAGGGCTCGAACATCCTCAGGTGTCATCTGGCTCCGTTGCACTCAAGCGAGAATAGCCGCTCGTTTACGCTGGGGCAAGCCTAAGCCCGTAAGGAATGAAAAAGCCCCCGTCGCCGAGTCAACCTGATCGTCGTGGGGGCAGGCTTCTGGGAATGCCGAGAACTCATCGAGCCAGTCGGTAAGCCACGTTCCTCGCACCACTCGCACATTGCCATTAGCAATGGCCGCTGCGAACGGACGGGCACGAGTCACCTTGTCACCGGTAGATCGGATGCCCATGATGTCGAACCCCGGCACAACGAATCTGGCGTACTGGTTAATAAGGGCCTTTCCGGCAGACCCCGGCTCCTGCTCCATCCGGATGGGAACTGACGCTCCGTCCTCATACGCCGTCTGGGCGATGAACTGTTCGACCTTCTCTCCCCTGTGGCGAATCTTTTTAACATCCAGGACGTAAGCAATGCCTTGGTCGAAAAGCATCAGAGTCCCTACCGTCCAGTCAGGGTCCGGGTAGGCGGGAGATGGTTCCGATGCTGCAAGGTCCCAGAACCGAACGGCCTTCGCTTTGGGGGTCAATGTCGGCAACTCTTCATTCTCCAAGAGAACAACAGACTCTCTGTCAAACATGGTTCCCAGGGTGGTTGACCACCAGTCGCCTTCCTCAAGGCGTTTGCGTTCTACAGGGTCCAGCGCCTGAAGGGACTGCCGATAGGACTCAGCGTCGATGCCCGGATTGTCGGTCAGTAGCGACGGGACAAAAACTCGACCAGTCGTTTCGGCCTCCACAATGAAGCGTTGCCTGACCCAGTTGGGCGCGGGGTTGGAAGCACACCTCATCCTCAGAGGAACCTGAGATACGGGACCCGTTGCCGGTCGCCGCAGTCGAGAGAAGAGGTAGCGGTAATCATGTTCTCTGATCTCGGTGACCTCGTCCATTCCGATGAACTGGAACTCCGCACCCTTGTAACGCAAATAGTCCTGGCTGTTGTTTAGATAACCGAATGAGATTCGTGCCCCAGATGGGAATGTGGCTACATACAGGGACCCATTCCATGACACGTCGTCAGCGTTGGCAATCCACGTCGTGAAGCGGTCCATGATGGCACCGGGCAAAGCGAGGTCGGCGTAGGTGCGACGGAAGATGATGGCGGAGTAGTTCGGTACATCCACATATTGCAACGCCGACATAAGCAATGCTGAAGATTTACCCCCGCCGGCTGCACCGCCGAACAGACCTTCCATGGCGTAGGTGCGCAGAAAGACCTTCTGCGTTAACGAAGGAGTCTCCGGGCAATACGGAGAGTCCTTCGGTTGTAAGAATGCTAAAATACTTTCCCAGTCAGCCACAAGTACAACTCCTGTCCTTATACATTCTAGAGCAGCCCGATAGGTGCGATAGGGTAACGCGCATGACCTTCCTGAATTGGATGCGCGCCCTGTTTAGTCGGGCAAATGCTGCAAATGCTCTGATGGTATCCTTTATTATATTCACAAGCATCGGTGCGTGGATGATTCGGCCCTCGTGGGGGTTCATAGTCGCTGGCGCAACATGTGGGATCCTCGGTTTCCTATTAGGTCTTGAGTAAATATGGCTTGGAACTCTCCAGAAACAAAATCCCACCAGATGGCAGCGGGCAGGGCAATCGTTGGGCCGGGGGCACCAGTAGCCCAGAACGTTAGCCTCGCCGGCCAGCCCTACCGTGATCCGTGGGACATAGAGCGAGCCCATAGCGAAGGCATGCAGAAGGTCACATGGGTGGCCCGCTGCATCGACGCCATCGCAGGGAACCAAGCACGCCTTCCGGTCATTCTTCGAAAAGACAATTCGCCAAATGGTGAAATCATCACCAGCAAGAGAATCAAGAAGGATTCCATATTAGACCTTCTTAATACTAAATCTAATATCGGAGAGAACTCCTTCATCTTCCGGTACCGACTCTCAGCCCAACTCCTCATGGGGACACGCGGCGCATTCGTTGAGAAGATACGCGGACGAGATGGCCGGGTGATTGGTCTCAACCTGCTCCCACCTCAGACCACGGCTCCCATCCCTCATCCTAAGCGATTTGTTTCCGGGTATGAGGTCGCCATGCCGGATGGCAAGAAGATCATCATGCCGCCTGAGAGCGTCGTGTGGATTCGTCGACCGCATCCACTCGACCCGTACCTCTCCATGACCCCGATGGAAGCCGCTGGCGTGGCTATCGAAATCGAAAACCTCGCCAAGTTGTACAACCGAAACTACCTCCTCAACGATGGTCGTCCCGGAGGACTGCTGGTAGTCAAGGGAGAGATCGATGATGACGACCGGAACGAACTGAGAAACAGGTTCCGAGGAAACCTGGGCCGAGCAGGCGCAACCACCGTTATTGCTGCTGATGATGGTGTCGATTATGTCGACACTTCCGCAAGCCCCCGTGATTCTGCCTACGTCCAGATGCGACAGATCACAAAAGAAGAGATTTTGGCCTCGTTCGGTGTGCCCGAGTCGGTCATCGGCAATGCCTCTGGACGAACTTTCAGTAACGCTGCCGAGGAAATTCGTGTGTTCTGGAGCGAGACCATGGCACCCCACCTCCAGCACATTGCTCGCGCCCTAGACGAGTTGGACGACAAGCACTACGTCGACTTTGACCTAGACGAAGTTCCAACTCTGACGATGTACCGACAAGAGCGATCACGCTATGTGTTGCAGGAGTTTCAGACTGGTCTGATCAGTGCCAACGAATACCGAGAAGCAACTGGACGTAAGATAGTCCACTCAGACCTCGGAGACTCCCTCCTGCAAAACCCGAACCTCACCCCCATAGCGAATACCCACAAAGAAACAGAACCAGAACCCAACGTAATGATGGGTCCGGGTGGGCCAGGTGGACCTGGAATGCCAGGAGCGCCCCCAGGAGCGCCTCCAGGGGCTCCTGGGGAAGGAACGCCACCCGGAGCGGAAATGCTTGATCCAAACACCATGCAGGGCGCTATGGCGGCTCAGGCGGCAGGAGCGCCACAGCAGTTGTCCGAAGAGCCCGCCGGAGGTATGGAGTTCAAGGACACGCTTTCAGCCTTCACAGATTTTGATTCCGACTTGGACAGATGGTCGGGGATTTTAGACCGAAGCATTGAGCGTCTATTCGAGCGTCAGCAGAGAGTGGTTTTAGAGAAGGCCGGTGGGGCCAAGGCCAGAAAAGCGCTATCTAAGGGAAATCTTGTAGTTGACTTACTCATGCCTCAGGATATTTGGGATAAACAAATGGAAGAGGATATTCGCCCAGTTCTAAATGCGATTATTAAAGATGCTACCGAATCGCATTCAGAAAAGTCGGCAGAGTATTCCCCACCCATTGCTGAGGACATTGTTACTCATGTCAATTCTCAGATGGATAGGATCAAGGCAATCAACATTGATAGCAGGGAAGCGATCGCCAAAGAAATCGCCTACTCTTTACGCATAGAGGAAGATGAGCATCGGCTGGCGGCATTCAAGTCTGCCCTTGTGGGTCATTTCACCAACCTCTTGGCCAAAGTGCGTCCACAAACTGCTATCGATGAAACGCGTAGGGCTTGGAATCTAGCGGGCTAAAAGCCCTTTACAGAAACTAAGACATTTTTCACATTATTTTACAGTAGCCCACCATCAGTGTGCTCTATCATGACTACAGAGCGACAGGGAGTTATCTATGCCTGTAGGGATGGAAACAGATATCCAGATCAAAGCCAGTAATGGCCAGGTTAGTGTTGACGAGGCCCAAGGTATCGTTGAGTGCTTCGTGGCCGCCATTGGCAACAAGGACTCCGTTGGCGACATCATTCAGCCGGGAGCCTTCGCTGGAAGTCTCCAGCGGCGAAAGCCACGCGTCGTCTGGGGTCATAACTGGAACGACCCTATCGGCAAAGTTCTAGACATTCAGGAAGTCGGACCCAGCGACCCACGTCTCCCGGAGAAAATGAAATCGGGAGGCGTTGGGGGCTTGTATGCGCGAGTCCAGTTCAACCTTGGATCTGAAAAGGGTCGAGAAGCCTTCGCCAATATTGCCTTCTACGGCGAAGAGCAGGAATGGTCAATTGGCTATAAGACAATCAATGCCACATTTGATCCAGTCCGACAGGCAAACATCTTGCACGAAGTGGAACTGTATGAATGTTCCCCCGTCCTACATGGCGCGAATCAACTGACAGGAACCATTTCCGTCAAGGGTGCAGAAGCGGCCGTTCTGGAACGCACAGACACGCCAGGCGACGATTTCGAATTCGCCTTTGACGACCTTTACGAAAAGGGCGGAATGCTCGCAATGATGCCCGTAGAAACTCCACGGGCTGAGAACATGTCTGATCAACATGATCGCAAGTTGGAACTGGAATTGCAGTCCCGTTCGCCACAGCCGATCAAACTGATCAGTTCAGCCGAAGGCTCGGCTATTTTCCAGGTTCAACGTTCCGATAATGGAACAGCGATGTACCGAGTCCACTTCCATTACCACCCAGAGCGTGGATTCATGCTGGGCCAGCCCGAACGAGTCGTCCCACAGATGATGTATGCCCCCTTCAAACCGCCCGGCGTCCAAGCGAAACCGCAGGTGAACCCTGCCAATCGCTACGAGCAGAGTCCAGCAGACGCGGTCATGCCCAGGATCATGCGTATTGTTCAGAAACTGGACACCGATGACAGCGAAAAAGGCGGAGATCAACTGGTGATCTCGTGCAAACTTGAAGATGCTTTTACCACCAAGTCACTGCTTGATCCCATTATCGATTATTACGGCGCAATCGCTGAAGTGACCGAAGAAGGAATCATCATAAAGTCGGGGGCGACGCCCGATTTCATCGAAGCCGTCGAGACGGCTACAAAGGCCTTAGGCCGGAGGCTGGGTCGTGGCCTTCTCCGAGGCGGTGGTGGAGGGTCGGGAAAAGTTCGTAGGGCCGGAGCGGCCCTTCGAGGTTTCAACCCAGACGCCAGAGACGCCGACTTGGACATGCTTGTCCAGGAAGGCACGCCATGGGAACGACCGGCCCTTCCTCGCAAACCGAAACCATTTGATGGCGCTTTTCGTTCCGACAGACGCTTACTGCAAGGGCGCAATTGG